AGTTGGCAAAAATCCAGAAATAGCATCCTTGGATGGACCAAATGGTAATGCCCATTTAAAAGATTGTTCTAATGAAGGCTGTCTTTTAACTAACTCAGATACTGGAACTCCAATATATGGTCCGACTGGGAATATATCTGACATAATATTTGGATTACCAGTGTTATAAAGAACATCCATTCCACCTTGGAAGATGATATCTAATGATCCCTTTGGGATTCCAAGTTCAGTTAATGATTGTAATCCTGGTATCTTGCTAATACCCTTAGGTAATCCAACCCAAATAATATCGTTGCCACTAGTTTGACCTACTGGAACTTGCTTTCCATCCTGATCAGTTACAAGACCTGCTCTATTTGGAGCTTGCCATACTAAATAACCTTTATTAATAATAGATGGGTTAGCTGCTGCTAACTTCATCCAAGTCTTATAAGCATTTTCCTGTGCTGAGAAGAATGGGCTTATATATTTCATAGCAGTTGCAAGATTAGTTTTGCGTTCAATATTGAAAAGAATACCTTTCATCTCTCGCAAAGCAGTTTTATGCGCTTGAGACATAATGGCTTCTTGGTCAGCAACAGATAATCTATCATCTTTAAGACCAGCTAATACGTTTACTCTACGTCTAGCTTCTTCGCGGTATAGATGAACATACAAAGGATTTCTAGCCCAAGCATCTTCAGGCATAGTTCCTAGTAATTTAAACAAAGAGTTAACAATCTCTTTGCCTTTAATTTGAGATACGTTAAATAAGTTTTCTTCTAGAACGTGGCCGTGAATAATAGGTAGATCTGTTGGATCTTTAAATGTAGATCTTAGATCTTCTGGGGTGATTGAATCAATCTTATTACGTAGGTTAGATGAAACTGGTAGGTATTGATCTAAAAATCCATTAACTTTAGTAACATATTCAACTGTTTCATCTGATTCTATTGCTAATCTATTTCTAAGATCTCTTCCCTCTGGTGAGGCTTTTAACCAACGAGCAATATCATCAACTGATTTACCAGCAATAATTTGTTTTACTACTACTGAGTTAGCAAATTGCTGGCGTAATGTTTGCGCCCATTGGTCAAAGTATCCAGGATCGGTAGGTTTAACCTGACCAATACCTTTTGAAGATAGTTTACGCTTATACATATCGGTATTAGTATCAACCATACGCTCAAAAGAGTTACCAGATGAAGCGATACGTCTAAACATATCACCTAATGGACCACCAAAAGCATCATTAAGAATATAAGTTTGACCATCAGATGTGGTTACTTCATAAGATCCAGTACCAATGCGCTTCTTTGGATCTCTACCTTTGTTTCTGTTAAGCACATCTGTATAGTGTTGATATACGGCTCGCTTTTCTTCTTCTAAAAGTTTAAGAGTGCTAAGTTCACCAGCAATATCTAAGTCATCTGGTTTTAAAGACGCTCTAGTTTCTACTGCAGAGATCTTATTTTTAAGTTCTTTAAGTTCATTGATTACTTTAGTACTTGCTTGTTGGATTTGGCTAACATTCATACCAGCATCTACTGGGCGATACCTATCAATTAAACGAGCAGGTGTTCCGATTTTATCAGTAATAACGTTTTTAAGACCAGGACCTAGGTGACGTAAAGTAGCAAATGCACCAACAGATGCAGCAATACGAAGTTGAGAGTCAATTGCATTTCGTTGGGTATAACCTAAACGAAGTAATGCTCCCGCCTTAAAAGCATCCTGTAATACATCCGCATAATGAAATACTGTATCTCTAGTTGCTCCACCAATTGATGTAAGAGCTTTACCGTTGCGCTTTAAAAGATTATCCATTAAATCAAAGTCCATTAATGGCAGGATGTTAGCGGTCTGTGATTCCAATTGCGGAACTTTAATAATAGATCCATCAGTATCTACCATAAAGCCTTTATCTTTAATAGACTTTAATGCCGATACTCTAGCGCCTTTATAATTGTTATAAATCTTATTAGCTATATCTTCATCAATATCGTACTTCTTGGCAAGTTCTCTCATAGCAGTTGACTCAAGATTTAAAGCAGCAGTAAATCTTGCCTCAGGTGTTGAAGCCGCAATGTAATTATCCAATAGTGCTTTGCTTTGCGCTGGACTTAGATTAAGTCTTTTTTCTAATCTAGTTAAATTAGCAATGATTTCTCTATAAGAATCTGCATCATTAAAATCTACCAGTCCAGCAGGGCGCTCACCCTGACTCCAAGATATCTTTTGGTATAAACGATGAAACGGTGTTGGTTGATAAATTTCAACTCTAGGATTTCCTACCGCTTGATCATAGAACTTTACAGCTCTTGCTTTAGCAACAAAATCTTCTACACCTTGTAGTCCAAGACCAGTAGTACGGGTTAAAGTACCTCCACCTTTACCTAATTCCATTAGGTCAGCAAAATACTTATCACTTGCTGCTAATGAATTATAGTTATCTAAGGCTTCTTTTGTAACTGCAGGATTATCATTTAAGAATGGAATCATACCTGATCCATCTGGAGCAGAGAATAATTTAAATTCATCTACTGCTGATAATGCACCGCGTTCTGCTTCTAAAGCATCTGCAATATAGGTTCTTTGTAATTTAAGATCATCCATTGCCTTTGGGTCACCAAGTGCTGAACGAAGAATAAGTGCTGTCTCATCTATATCTACTGAGTCGCCTAATAAGTGTGCTAGTAATCCTGGGTTAGATGAAGACTTAACCATAGGATGAGATAAAGCGTACGCAGAGTTATTGTCTGTAAAATCTTTTAATACTTTAGTAAAGCGATTATCTACACCATATTGTGCTTTAGTAATATCTTCTGCTGCTTTGGCTACTAAATCAGAGTTCTTTAATTTACCAACGCCTAATGTACTTGCTTTTGCTGCGCCAACTAATTTAGCAGCACCAATAGATAGATCACCAAATACTTGAGTAAAAGAATCAATAGTACCTGAACTTACTTTGCCCCAAGCACTATTCTTAAATGCTGCTTCTCGTTCTCTTGGATCATAAATATTAAATTGTGGATCATAGGATAATCTACTCGCGGCAAGACCGCCACCAACAACTGCCTGTCCTACAGATATTTCTTCAGCGCCTTTATAAGCCTTTTTCCAAGCGTCAGGATTAAAGAAATTAAATAAGCCACCATCTACATCACTTTGAACAAGTTGAAAAGTAGTAAATGGCTCTCTAATTACCTCTTGATTTACTTTATATAAAGTTTCAAGTGCTGGCGCTAAGCCAGGAACTTTCATAATTGCACCACCTGCAGAAGCAAGCGGTTTAACTATATCTGCACCTTCACTTGCTGCAGCAGTTTTAAATGGCTTAACAAAACCATTGTACTCATCAGCATCGTTCCAAGGAGCAGTTCCTACATCCCAAGCAAATCTAGTTGCACTTCCTGCAGCTCCTAAGAGTTCTCCTCCAAATTTAGCTGCGTTAGAAGCAAGATCACCAATTCTGTTCCATATACTCACAGATTATCCCTTAGCTGTCTAATAGCTTTACGAGTTTCTGGAGATGTGTTAGGTAGATCTGATACATAAGCAAGAACTGGCATATAAGATGAGATAGCAGATCTAAAATTATTATCATCAGGTTGGCGCATAATTAATGCCTCTGATCCTGCTCCATCACCCATATCAATACCTTCAGTTATTGGTACTTCAGGTCTTTGAGTATCAGCAAATAAAGGTGTTATTGGTTGTACTGGATTAGATGGTCTTCCACCAACATTATCTGCAATACCACGAGTCTTAGACTTTGGTGCTGCTGTATTTAACATAGCAGTTTCTTGACCTTCTCCGTAAGAAGTAGATCCTAGATCCATATCTGTTCTCTTTGAGAACTTACCAGGACCTGATGCTCCTGCTAATGGGCCTCTAGCCATCGTTGTTCTCCTTAATAGTTTCTAAATCTTGTGTAAACTCTTGCCAGACTTTTGCTTCTTGGCTTTTCTGGTTTGTATAATAAATGCTCATATGATGCAGATCTTCTGCCAGCGCTTCAAATGCGCTAATTAAATTTAAAAAGAATCCTGATATTATTACGAAAAAATCTGATGAACGGACTGGGCGCTGTAGATCATCATCCATAACGCCCAGCCCCTTTCTTAAATAATTACTTCTTTGCTGACTTACCTTTACGGCCTGGTGCTGCATATCCGAAAAACACTTTTCCGCCTGCTTTGCCTGCTGGCTTATTTGCGCCTACAGTTGGCTTCTTCTCGGTTGCTTTTGCTCTTGATCCCTTATTCATTTTCCACCTCCTTATGATCCGCCAATGGCGGCGAGTAGTTGATCTATACCTGGTTGAGATTGTCCAGTAGCAGGGGCCGCACCGACTTGTTGTTCTTGAGTTGGCTGCGAGGCAGGGGCGGGGGCCGCACCTGCTACTGGAATTTGTTCTGCGCCAGGTAATGGTTGTTCCACTGGAGCTGGTGCAAATGCTTTTTCAATTACTGATTCTAGAGATTGTCCTTTTTGACGACCCTGAATTACTTCTGCGATTCTAGAAATGATTTGAGTTGGGTCTTGACCTTGGGAAGCAAGTGCGGGTATAGCTTGTGCATACTGAGCAACAGCAACGCGAAGAGAATCGCGCATCTCTTCAATGTCAACCCTTTGTTCTTCTTGTGTAACATTTAGATCTAATGGTATCTCTCTGCGAACATAGTCGCGGCTAACTAACTTATCTGAACGCATTTGTAGTAATGCAATAATGGCTCGGTTAGGATCCATTCCAGACATAATTCCATAACGAACATCTACGCCATACTCGCCCTTGATGTCGCGAGATGGTGTGTACTTCATTGTATAAGGTGTACCGTCATCGGTTCCCTTAATAGCTTTAGTCATAGATCCAAAGATCTTCTCGTCTACTTCAAAGCATAGACCGATTACATCTTGGAACAACTTAGCGAACTGTGCTTGTGCTGCTTTGATCTGTGTATCAAAGCCTGCTTGTAATGCTTGCACACCGCGACCAGTAATTACTGAAGCGTCTATTTGACCTGAACGAGACTCAGGATATCTAGCACCTAAGCGAAGTTCTCGCTCTAATACGCCAGACTCTGTAAAGACTCCTGCTGGTAGTTCTAGTGGAACTCTACGAATACCTTGTGGATTAGCAGAACGCATAATTGCATCTGGACCGAGTGCAAGTTCTTGCACATCTTGTGGGATTGCAATAGGTGCTTGGATAGATTTCTCTGCTGCTTGAATTTGTAGAATAGCAAATCTTGCACGAGCAAGTTGTACTGATAAAACATCATCAAACTGTCCACGAGCTTCGCCATCAAGAGAAGAACGGATTGCGACTCTAGCAAGACACTTACCAATTGGGTTTGGTGTGTTAGATAAAATTAAATTGTTGCGCTCTGGGATAAATAACATATCCTGATCTTTATCGTGGTAACGCATAACTGATAGATAAGGTGATGCTGATTGATAAACGCTACGAACATTTAGAATTTCACTGGCGTACTCAGGAAACTGTGCTGCTAAAGATTCAGCATCTGATACAACAACCTGTGTTAATGAAGTGGTACGACCAAAACGGTCAATCTCTGGATACACACCAAATGGGTTAAGTAATCTGATGCGGGGATTGTTACCCTCATAGTCCATCTCAACGAGGGCGGGTAACATACCGTAGGTGTTAAACCAGTCAGCTCCTGAGTACATCTGTAATGGTAGATCTGATGCTGCTACATAATAGTTAGCAATACGAGTTCTAATATCAGCAGCCTTGCGCTGTGTATCTGAAACCATATTAGTAGCTGAGCAGTTAAATGATGGCATAGGTGCCATTGCTTCTGCTAAGTCTCTTGCTGCTACATCAATAAAGTTTGCAACTAAAGGCTTTGGGTAATCCTCTGAGAACATAGAAGGATATACCTTAGAGATATCACCTTGACGAACTGAGAGTACATCGCGCATACGTTGATCACGGGCGGCATACTTTGTTTGTAGCCTACTCGCCTTCGCGTAGATCTCTTTAACTGTTAACAATTGCTCTCCTTAAATAAAGGTACGTTGCTTTTCATTAAGCATCTCATCTATGTTTATAACTGTTCTCTTACGCTTCTCTGAAGAAGATAGGAAAGGGTTACTCATATGATGCTTAGCGTGTATACCTTGGTTTAACATCTCTCTTGCTCTAATCTCACAGAACCAAAGAGCCATAACCATATCGGTCTTGCCTTTGGTAGTAGGTGACCAAGTAATTAACTGTTCTATTAAAGACTTAACGTTTTCAGTTTGATCACTTGGAAGGTGCATTAGATTATCTCTATGGTGCTTACCATCGTGCTGCTTAGTTCCAAATAAGGTAGACATAGAAGCTACACCGAATCCTGCATCCCACTTATTGTTACCAGTATGATGCTCTCGTAATATAACACCACGAGTTGCAAGGTGACTTCTAATACCTTCGTCTTGGGTTAAGAATGATTGGAAAGCATTTCGCTCTACAATCCATTCGCTAGGACCGTAGATAGAGGTCCAGTTAAATATTAAATCTCTAATCTGCGCTGGAGTAGGTCTAGTAATTTTTATAGCATCTATTATATAACGCTTATGGTTAATGCGATCTATTGCATAACAGATAGCTGCGGTATCTCCAACCATTGCTGGATCTAGACCACAGATTATAGAAAAGCCGTTTAAATCTTTTGGATGACCAGGATGACCTGGGGTAAGGCGACCACTCTTACGCATACCATCAATAGAGCCGCGAACACACACAGGATCAAAAACTGCATCATCAGAGATGTCTTGTTGCTGGTAGATGAGCGCCCAAGTTGAAGCATCCATACTCTGTCGTTCATTGTAAAGATTGCGCCCGTTCCATCTTGGGTATAAGCCATCTTCGTTTTTATCCGTTTCAGCTTGTCCATCAAAGGGTTGATCTGAGGCAGGCCATAATGTTTCCCACTTCTCAGGGGATTCATCTGCGGCTAAGAGTGCTGGCATAGCCAAGTAGGTCCAAGGAACAATACCACCAGGGTATCTATCTGGGTTGCGTAATTCTTTGTATAGATCAACGGAAGCTACGCGAGTTCCAATAATGATTAACTTACCTGTTGGGTTAAGACGAGATCTAACATCCTGGGTAAGCCATTTGATCTGTCGTTCAAAGTCATTAGCATTGGATAGAGTCACAGCATCGTCAACGATAATCATATCCGCACGTTTACCGTAGATCTGACCGCCAATACCAACTGCTTCTATATTGGGATCCTTCTCACTGGATTCACGCAATTCATCACCGAAGGTAACACGAGTTGCCTGCCAGGAGGCTGACTTAGATTTGAACCCAACCCCAGCAGCGTAGGCAGTCTGTAGTTCTTCATACATTGGATGCGTTAAACGTTGCTTAATAGCGTAGAGAAAGTCTGCTGCTAAGCGCTGGGTTTGGGAGACTATGAGGATTCTAAAGTTAGGGTTCTTACAAACTTGCCAGGTTACATAATCAACTGTGATGGTGATTGACTTGGCGTGGTTTGGAGGGATGTTTAAAAGGATACGGTTATTGGATATACCCTTTTCGTACTTCATAGAAGGGTGTAGCCAAGAGGGATCATTACCCTCAATAACATCTACTAAATTTTGTTGGTGGGGAAAGGTTGTGTTATGAAGGAAGCGTTGTCTAAAATCTGCAAAGGATAGATCGTGAGCATCCCCTGATGCGAACTGCTTGTCCTTAAGACCTAGCCTAGTTCTGTCTATCTTGTCCGCGAAGACCTTGTCAGTTCTACGATAGTACTCGTAGGTCTTCATAGATTTTCCTGCGGAGGCACAGGCTTGCTCAATTGTAAATGCTTCTGCTACGCAGTTAAGAATAATTCTCTTTGCGATGTCTGCTGAGTTCTCAGCCATTAATCCTCCTGTGGATTTACCTGTGGATAACTCCACGAGATAACTTAACTTAGTGGGGAGGAAAATTATTAGTGGAGCGAATAATCTATTACACCTGCCGCGTAGTGTGTGTGTGCTGTTCGGTTCGCTTCACTAGAACGTTACGCTCCCGAACGAGCTACAGCGAAGTGAGGGGTAAAGCCTCGCTCGCCCTTAGGGGGCATCGCGGAGGCTTCGCCGTAGCGATGTGGTCGTAAAACTCATCACTCCCCGTTTTACTCCCCTACTATATATAAGCCGAGAAAAATAGCTCATTTCCCGTTTTTTCACAAAAAATCTTTACAAATGTGGTACACCTCACTATTATACTAGGGCAAAACGGACATTACGGACTAGCTGGATTCACTTTAGGAAATATATTTATTTGGGGTATATACACTACTCGCGTCT